AGGATTAACAAAACCAGTTGTGGTAGTTGCTGTACTAGACTGACCACCGTTTAATTCCTTTTGTTGTTCTTCAGCTCTGAGTAATACCTTATCAACAATCTCTTTGTTCATTTGGTATTGAGCCAATTGTTCTTTAGCACCGGGACTTGCAGTACCGTTTTTGATTTGGCTTTCAATATCCTTGATGTTATTATTTAATACATTAGAACTTTGTTGAAGAGATTTATATCTTGCTACATTCTTTTCTTTAAGGATATTGAATGAGTCTTCAAGATACTTCATTTCTGCAGCATTCTCATCACCATTGAACTGAGCAGCATTTGCCATAGCAGTATCTTTTCTATCTACATATGCCTGTGTTTTATATACTGCTTGAATGGCAGGGTCATTACCTAATCTTGCTTCAAACAATCTTTGTAAAGGTTCAGTAAGACTTTCTCCATTCTTGGTCTTAATAACAAACTTACCAAACTCAACTTTTACAATGGATAAGTCTTCTTTCTTAGCCATCTCATGAGCTTTTGCAACAACATTTATGTATGGAGTATACTCAGCATTTTCAAATGACATTGCATCCTCAGTTGTAGCAGCTTTGAATTCCTTTTTTTTGTAATCCATTGCACGCATACCATCATCCCAGTATTGGTTTCTTTCTGCTTCATCATAAGAACCTCTCAATGCCTGAGCTCTTCCTACTTGATTGTTGTAGTTTTTAGTCCAGGCCATGTCTTTCATTAAGTTCTTGTCTTCATAGAAAGGTTTAAAAACCTGTGTTGCTTGATCTACATTTTGTTCCAATGACAAGTCTAGCTGAGAAACTCTTTTAAGTTCAAACTCAGCATTTTTTAGATAGCCTTCTTTCTTCTCAACATTTTCATCTCTTGTTAAATCAGCATGATAGTATTGACCATACATTTTATTTAAAGCTTGCCAGTTATTGTCATACTGGGTCTGCTTTGTTTGCATGATATTACCATAAAAATTCAAGTCCGGTTGGAACGGCTGAAACTGTGGAATATAATCTGTGACACCTTGTAAGTACGTTGCCATAATGTGTTTTATCTATAATGTAAAAATATCAACATTTTTTAAGTTTACTAAACCTCTGAAGTTTAGAGGAATATAGGCCAGTCTGTATAGATGTACCCAGTGTGTTTCTCACCACCATGCTTTTTAGCTTTACCGTATTTTCTATCCATTTGAGCTTTAATTTCTTCTGGACTCCAACCTGCTGCTTTAAGTTCATTTCTATACTTAAACATGTCATCTTGTTCTTTACCTGCATCAACTTTTTTATCAGTAGGAGTATACTCTACTCTACCACCTGCTCCAGGTCTAGTTTGATAGTTAGGATACATTTGATTTAATGCATCTGTCTTCCATTTATTTGTAACAGCTGTATTGTAAGCTTGTCTTTGATTAGCTCTACCCTGTGCTTTAGAATTATCAAACTGTTGATTAGCAATAACATTCTTATCATAAACTCTATTAGCCATTTGTTGATTAGCCATAGACTCTTGATTTCTAACACCTACTTGGTTTGCTTCAAATTGATTTGCTATACCAACATTCTCATTATCAAATTGACTACTAACAGCAGAAGCGTCTTGTGCACGTTGACCTTGTATAGCAGATAATCTAGCATTCAAAGCTTGTGGTCCTGCAAATTGAGCAGCAGCTTGACTAGCTATGTTTGCAGCAGCATTACCTTGAGCTTGTCTTTGTGTTTGATCCTTAAACGTAGGTCTTGGTTCTTCAAGGTCAACTCTTGCTTCATAAGGCATGTATTTCTTAAGACTCATAGTATCACCAAATGCACCCATAGTGTTTACAGTATCTTGTAACCACCATTCTGGTTCTGGTTTAGGGCCTGCCGCAGCTTCTGAACCTACGCATTCTTTACAGGTACCGTCTTCATTCTTTCCTGGATCAGTACCATCTTCACATTCACAAGTTGTTTTTTTAGTAGTACATGGTAAACACTTTCCATCTTTATCTTTTTGTGCAACCTCAGGTGTACCATCTGCTTTAAGCATTGCTTTACCATTCTGATCTACACAAGGACATGGTGTATCATTAGTTGCCGTAGGTGTTGCTGGTGCTGGTGCTGGACTTGCTACATAGTTTACACGTTGACCTAATGTAGTATTAGTGTTAGCATTATCAATACCTGTAATAGCTCCTCTAACACCTCCTACAGTTTCATCATCTTTTCCAACTTGGAACTGACCATGCTGTTTAAACTCAGGTTTGTTAAGAGTATTTCTGTAGGCAATATAGGCAGCTTGTCCTTTATAACCACCAGTAAAGTCTAAATCAGATAATCCCGGTGTTCTACTAATTAAGTCTAAAGCCTGTTGATTAGTTCTACTGCCTTTGTTTGATTGAGAAATTCTCTGATCTGTTTTAGCAGGGTCAAAATTATAAGCAGCTAATCTAGCATTTCTTTCTTCTTGTGCTAATAATTGCTCAAGCATTTGTTCTTTAGTTAACTTAGCAAGTTCTGGTTGGTAACCTGAATAAAGTTGTTCATTCTGCCTACCTTGAGTGTAACTAGATTTATCTGCAATGTCTTTTTTATACTCTTCATACATAGCATCAAGAAGCACATTGTTACCTGTAATACCAGTTTTAGTATTCATGTAATCAATATAAGCCTTCTTGTTATTATTCCATTTGCTTTCAATAGCTTTTAAGTCATCTGCAGATAAGTTAGCCTCAGTTAATCCACCATTTTGAAATCTTTTGATAGGTCTTGGTGTTCCACCATAAGACATCTCATTTGGATTATTATAGAAAGGAATACCATATCCACCCATCTCCATACCAAATGCTGCCATAGGGGCTTGTTCCATCATCTCAGGTGCCATTTGCATTTGCTCTTCCGGCATACCTTGTTCCATACCTTGTTCCATTTGTGGCTCAGGCATCATACCTTGTTGTTGCTCCATACCTTGTTCAGGTGCTTGTTGAGCTAACTCTGGCATAACTTGTTCTGGAGCAATTTGGTTTGCCTCCATATAAGGTTGCGCAATTACAGGAATACCTTGCGGGAATCCTTTCTTAGCTTCTTGTGCTAATGCAAGAGCACCAAGTTTCATGACATAATTCTTAATCATTAACTCAGCAGTCTTTCTTGCAATCTTATCTGTATCTTGGTCTTGAAGTATTTGTCTATACTTGTTAAGATCATATTGCTTAGATAGTTCAGCAGGAGTGTAACCACCTTTCTTTGGTGGCTTGTTGAACATTTTTAATATAGTTGGGTCACTAATCTTCATTGACTGTGTATCACTGAAGATAAAGCTATCATCTGGTAAACTTAAAGGCACACCTCCACTATGGTGACGTGGACCTTTAATACCATAGAATGACGGCATCATGCTACCATCTATGTTACCAACTACAGTCTCTCCGCCTTCTGCTTCTAAGTTAGCCTGCTCTCTTGGTACCGCTGTAAGATTTTTTCTCACTTCAGGTTTCGGCTGCCCTATATATGCATTATAGTCAGCTCCACCCATTGCCGGAACATCATTAGCTAAAGAACCTTTTACTTGGTATCCAGTTCTTGCTTTAGGTACTGATGTGATTTTTACTCTTCTTAACATAATATGGTTTAAATATATTCTACTTCTCCTCCGTTTGCTAAAAACTCATCTAGCTCATCATCGGTCATGTATACTTCTTGCCCTTCTACATAGCCACCCTCTTCATATATAGATCCGCCATACTGTGCTGATCTACTATTCCAAGATTGACCTTGCTCGTCTGGTCTGTAGAGTCCAGTGTTTGTATCATAGTCTCCTCTATCACGGCTTGGATCAGATGCGTACAAGTTATCTGCATTAAGATTGTCATACATCTCAGCCTCTTGTTTTCTTCCAGCTAGTCTATCTATGATTCCTGTTGCACCTCTTGCAGCTGCATTAAAGCTGTTAAGAGCACCTTGTGTATCATTAACTCTAGACTTAGATTTATAATCTACAGTGTACTCATCAGGTTGGTAATTAGCTTGAGCTTGAATATTTTTTCTGCTTTGCTCAAACAACTGTTGACCGGCTGCTTTAGAACTTACAGTTGGTAATTTAAAATCTTTGTCTATGTCTACATTTGGTGCAGTTGGGTTATTCTCCATGCTTACAGGTGTCTCTGTACCCAAGAGTGCTTGGGGAATAAATTTATTTAAAGCTTCTCCGCCAAACTGCTTAACAGTTTTACTTTTTTGATCCCAAGATTTCTCAAGCTTTTTCAATTCTGCATAGTATTGATCAAGTATAATTTGTCTTTTCTCTTTCTTTTCTGCAGAAGAAAGATTCATCTTATCAAGTTTGTTATAAGATAATTCAAGTCTAGTATTCAACTTTTGTAAAGGCTGATCATAATAAAGCTTGTATGCAGCAATCTTTCTTTCATTTTTATTATGAGCAGCAACTTGTTGTTGTCTAACTGCCGGAGGTAGGTTCTCAAAGTTTTCTTGATTACCTTGATCATCTCTTTGTTGTCTTTCAACAGCTCTTGCTTCTTGTGCCGCTAACTGTTGTTTTTGTGCAGCAGTTAATGGTTTTGCTCTATCAATAGGTGCTACTTTTGGTCTAGTAGAAGTACCTGCATTTGATCTTGGTGCATTTGATCTTGGTGCAGCTACTGGTTTTGGAACAGGTTGTGCAAATGGTGAATAGTAATCTTCTCCACCTTCTATAGGTAAGTCAAATGGATTTACACCAGGTTGAATAAGTTCTGCAGGATAGTCCATTGCCGACCATGCTCCCATATCAGTAGGAGGAGCAAGCTCTTGTAGTCTTGCATTATATGCTGCTTCAGGATTTTGAATAAAATTATAATCAATCATTCCTGGAGTAACTAAAGAAGTATTAGGATCATATGGTGTTGAATCTCCCATATACTCTTGTGCAAACTGAGCTCTAGCTGCAGCATTTTCTTCTGGAGTTAATTGATCTTCTTCAGTAGCAAGAGGTCCTTCCATAGACATAGGTCCAAAGTCAGAAGTCATTCCACCAATTACAGGTGAACTTACATCTTCAGTTACAACTTGTTCTGACGCTTGTTGAAATGGATTTACTACCATATCTTGAGGCATTCCCCAAGCTGCATCATCTTCCGCACTTTCTGGAAAACTATAAGCATTAAATTGTGTCATAGGAACACCTGCTGTACCCCAGCCGGAATCATCAGATTCTCCTTCTGGAAACCTATACGCATTAATTTGTTCCATTGCTTCTTGCGGAGTTCCCCAAGTAGCAAAATCTTCTTCAGTAGTTGTATCAACTAGACCTGGTACACTATAAGCACTGTTGTTTGAAGCAGTTCTATCTGCAGGTGCGTCTAAGTTCATTGGATCAAACTCTACACTAGTAGGGTCTTCTTCATAAAGTTTTTCAAGATCTCTATCTCTTTGTCTTTCTCCCTGTCTAATAGCTCTTTTAGATTTAGCTTTAAGACCAGTAACATCTGTTTTTTGACCATAACCAGCATTTTCTAAAGCTGTTTGTTTTGCTGATTTGTCTTCACCTTTATTTTCCGTTGTAGTTCCTGCTTGAGAAGTTGTTTGAGCCACTGTAATTGGTCTAGCTGCAAGTTTTCTATCATCAGGATCTCCTGATGGATTATTGTTATAGGTAACAGTATATCTTCTTGGTTTTCCAAATAGACCTTCCTTAGTTACTTTAATGTCTTTTATAACAGCATTAGGATTGTATCCTGGAATACTTGCAAGCGCACTTCCTGATGCTCTGTCATAAGGACCTTTTACCATTTGTGATTGGTATTGTCTTCTTGGCATATTAGCCGGTAAGTATCTTTGTGTTAATTCTTTTGCAGCACCACCGCGTTGTGCTTCTGGCATGTATGGATCAGTAGTATCTTTAGAATACACATAATCAATATCACCTTGAGTAAGTTCAGGAATAGATATATCATCACCACCTCCCATAAACTTTTGTAGGTCACCATAAGCATTTACAAATGGGTTGTCTACTGAACCACCTACTTCATACCTAACATTAAGAGCATGTATAGATAAATATTTATAATTTTTATCACCCGGTTTTATAACATCTGTTGGTTTATTTGAAATGGTACCATTAGCATTTTCTTTTAACTTAACAAAAGCGCCATCAGCTCGTTTTCTATATATATAACCTGGTTTATCTTGTAAAGTAAAATATTCAGCTCCTTTACCTTTACCAGCATTTAATTTTTTTAATACTTCTTTGTTTGTAACTGCTGGGTATTTTGCTTCCGGTCCATCTTTAGTCCAATCATCTATAGCCCAGCCATCATCACCTTCCTCTCTTTTCCAGTATAAAGTATCATCTCCAGGTAATTTTATATCTTGAACACTTGTAGGATTAGCAGCAGCTCTCTTAGTAAGCTCTGCCATTGTTGGTGGTACAACAGGTTTTACATAATTAGCAGTTCTCTGTTGAATATTTGTTACACCTGGCGCAAGATCAACACCTTCAACACGTTGATTAACAGGTTTTACATAATTAGAAACTTGTTGTTGAATATTTGTTACCCCCGGTGCGACATCAACACCTTCAACAGGTGGTGGAGTAATGCGTGGAACAACAGGAGGTATTACAGGTGCTACTGGAGTTACAGGTGCTACCGGAGCAGTAACTACTGGAGCTACGGGAGGTCTAGTAACTGGCGCAGCAGGAACTGTTGCAACTGGAGTAGTTGCCGCAGCTGGCGTAGAAGCAGGAGCAACAGGATTAGCAGCAGTAGAAGGTGTGTCAGTACTTACAGTTGCTTTAGCAGCAGCTTCACTACCTGTTTCTTTAGCTACTTCTTTAAGTGCTTCACTGTTAACTACATTCTTAATATACTCAGTCTTAACTCTGGCAGGTGTTCTAGTAACTTTAGTACCAAATCCATATCCATAGTTAGCAGCCAACATAGGGTTAGTAGCTAATTGTACTAAGGGTTTATCAAACTCAATAGTATATTCTCTTGGTCCACCAAATAATCCGGATCTATGCACATCAAACTTAGAAACAGATCCAACATTACCAACAGGTAATCTCTTTAATGTTTTCTGAAGTTGTCTAACAGCTCTTCTTTGTTCTCTTGGCATTCCTCCATATTGTGCTTGGTCCATACCCATCTCATTCTGAGGTATGAATGCACTCAAGTCAGGTTGCCCCATTTGTTGTTGATGCATGCTCATCATCTGGTCATACTGTTCTTCAGCTTGTTGTTTTGCCAAAGACATATTACCTTCTTTTTTAATAGAACTAATGAATGCATTCAAATGACTTTTTCTTAAGTCATCACCTCTTGGGTCAGCATCATTAGATTCTACTTCTTGGTCTCCACCTAATTGTTTTTTAACAAGTTTTAGTACAGAGTTTACATAACCTTTTTTGGTTTTGTAACCACCCATTCTAAAGTTAGATGGATCTACAACAGGTTGTGTATAATCTATAACTTCTTCTTCAGAAACAATCTCTTCAGGAGCTTGCCATGCAATAGCTGCAGCAGGGTTAGAAAACTGCTCTTCCATATTATATGGTAAGTAAGCCTGTAGTTCTGGGAATTGTATTTCATATCTATTTCCCCAACCAGTTTCTAATCCTTCAGCAGCTCTCGGCATTCCGCCATACCTAGCCATGTTCTCATCTTCTAAATCTGTAAGATCTCCATCTTCATCTCCTTGAACTAGATCATTATGCATAACCAACTTAGTCATTGGTTTTGCTATTTGTTCTTCTACAACTTGTTGTTGAATTTGATTTGGATCAGCTTCTTCATCTTCATCTGGTTCTTCCATTTGGTTCTGAAGCATTGTATATACAGCTTCTACATACTGGTTTGCCTGCATCATATCAACACCCATAACAGTTACCAATTTAGCTACAATAGCTTCTTTAGGAAGATCATTTGAAATGTCCTGTGTAATTGCTTGAACAAGTTGTTCTTCATTCATTTGGGGTGCCTGTGCTTGCTGTGCTCCAGGGTAACCAAGCATGTCAGCAGAAGGCTGTCCACCTTCTTGTGCTTTATACAATCTTACTCTTCTCTTTTCCATGTAATGAGATATATATTAAATATAATAAATTTTAATTTAGCAGATAAACTTGATAAGTTTAGCACTCTTCTACTATCCAACCACCTCTTCTGTACTCTTCTATTTCCTCTTCAGTCAGTTCTGCTTCAAAGGCTGGAGAAACTTGTTTGTAGTTTTCTGCAAAGTATTCAGCATCCTCTGGCTTATCAAATCTTATAGCTTCATTAGAGTCCGGACTATAGTCTCCAAGTTCTAATACACCATTTTGTTCTTGTATTTGTGGTACAGCATAGTCATCCATAGATGCCATATAGTGTGTGCCTGTCATACCATTACCAAAGTCATAAGGTTGATCTGGTGCAACAACCATTCTTTGAGCAGCAGGATTACCATGCATGTAAGCATAAGCCAATCTTGCTTTCATCATAGCATTATTACCAGCATCTATTTCTTCTTGTGATGTTATACCACCGTCTTGATATTTTTTAGAATCCTGCTTAAGTAATTTTTTAGCTTCATTTATTACTGGATCAATAGTGTATTTGTTATATTTTTTAACAGCATTATCATTACCCATTGCTCCTAATAATCCAGCATATGCTAATCCATATCCATATTTTTCAGCTAAACTTTGAAGATGGGAACCTTGTGTAGCCATCTGAAATTTATTATCTATTAGCTTTTGTTTATCAATTGGAATATATCTATTAGAAAAAGGTAGTCTTCTATGGAATGATAAACCCGGATCTGTTAATGGAACTTCTGGTAAAGCTTTTCCACTCGCATCAGTTATTAAAACTCCAGCTCTACTTGAGGGATTACTATAACCTAAGTTAGATCCAGGAGCTTTAAAATCAAATTCAGCAGTAAATGTTCCAGGATATTTTTCCCAAGGCTCATTTAGTGCTGCCCAATTACCTTCAGCTTCAATTTGTTGTTTACCCATCCTAGGAAGTATTCCTCCTTTTGGGCTAAGAGATTTACTCTCTTGCACATACTTCATAGTATTACCAAATTTTCTATAGGCATTACCCTTTGTTCCTAATTGTTTTCCAATAGGAATAATATTGAAAGGACTAAGATCTAAAAGACTATTTGCTGTAGTGACTTGAAGAGGATCTAAATTAGGTACTATTGCATCAGTAAGTTCTAATGGATTTAAGAATCCAGCTCTTTGAATATTAGCAGTATTATTTGGTGAACCTGGTAATTGTAGATATTTTTGTTGTTCACTAAGTGGTATTACAAATTCACGTTCTGTAGCTCTACTTAATGCTTTATTATAATTTTGAAAATTAACTAATTCATTTTTAGGTACTTTTAAATTTATAATTTCAGGATTTATAAACTCTCTGTCTTTACTATACCAATTTAAATCTGCTTTATCATTAGTAAACCACTGTCCAAAATGTTCTTCTCTATCTTTAAAATGTTGAATAGCTTTTTCATTTTGAAACATTGCTCCTAGTTTACCTTCAGCAGCAAGTTCAGCCATTGGTTTAGCTCCTCTTTCTTGTATTCTCCATAAATCAATAAGTTCTGAATTATTAGGTGAACCTGGTAATTCTTTAGGTACTTCTTTATATCCTTTTAACCAGTGTGGTTTGTCTGCAAATTCAAATATTTTAGCTTCACTGGCTGGAAAACCGCTCATATACTTACCGGTTTCATCAATAGGAAATTGAGTACTACCTTTACCATGTCTTCCTAAAGTAGATGCTTTCATAGATCTATCAGTAGAAATTATATAGGGTTTTTTACCTTGGGCAATTACTTGATTAGCATATTGTTTTTGTGGTAATGCTTTTGCAAATGAAGGATATGGTGTTGTTCTTTTTATCACACCAAAAGGACCTAAATCACTAGCTACTCCTGCATCTTCATTAACTCTTACTAAACCTGACTCAAGAATATCATCAACAGCATCTTGACCTACTACTCTATTGTATGTCCCTAGTTTTCCAGCAAATGGATTAATCTTATAAGTCTGTGGTAATAGCTCTTTAGCAGCACCATAGGCAGGTGATAATTCCAATGCTGTCATTCCTGTTTTTAATGCTGCTTCTTTCCAATCCATTTCGCCTTTAGCAACATCTTGCCAGTCTTGATATCTATCATCAACTTGTGTAGCACCATGTGTAATCATACCTGCATTTAAAACACCACCAACATTAACTCCAGCACCAAGAGGAATTTTCATTGCTGCATTTATACCCTTAAGTGCTGCTGGACCAGTCATACCTAATTGCCAAACCCAATCTGCAGCTTGTGCTGCTTGTGGTCTTAATGAACCATCAGGTAAATATAAGTGAGGAGCACGTTGATAGTTCAATTCATTTAATAACTGCATATTTCTAGCAGCATTTATAGCTTCTTGTTGCTCCTTAGTTCTAGTAGTATATACTTCAGGTACTTCTTGAACATACTGACCCCACTCTTCTGGAGGCATTACTGCCTGCATCTCTGGGGTTAATGGTGTACGGATATTTCCGTCTTCACTTCTGTATCTACCTTTACTATCTTTCTTTCTTTTCTTAGGTTCGCCACCATCTTGATGAATAAACTTTCTTCTGCCTTGATAGTTCTGAGACATACCTGCTCCTAGTGGCATACCATACTCAGCTTGAGGTAAAGAACCACCTTCTTCATAATTAGCTCCTGGATCAAATACCTTGCGTTTTCTAGACTTAGGTTTTGCAAACAATACGTTCTCAGTGAACAATTTATTAGTAGCCTCTAAGCTCTTAGAAAACTTTTTAGATGCAAGACCTTGCTTACTTGGCTTTGACATCTTAACTAGACTCTTAGGTGTACCACCTTTTTTCATCTGTGGATTTTCATCTACAGATTGTACTTTCCAATTATCATCAAAGTAAATAATAACACCACTTTTAGTTTTTACAGTTTTAGCACCTAATTGTTTTGCTTGCATAGCAATAGTTTCCCAATCAGGAACCCAGAAACCATCTTCATTCATTAAACCAGCATCCTCTACCAGAGGTATAACAGTTCCTCCCTTTGCAAAATCTTCAGGTTGTTCTAACTCAGGTTGTTGTCTGTAGTCTGTAGTAATCTCATCTCCGGGTTCAAGATCCCTCATAGCAACAAGATATCTTCTGTTATCAATCTGTATACTACCTGCTGTAGGTTCCTCAGAGTGATTATGGAATTTACCAATTGAAGTTGCTGGTTGATCATCAATATGAGCAAGACCAATTATCTCACCGGTTCTGTAAGCTTTCTTAACTAAAAGACCTTTACCGGCTCCTTCTATCTTTGACTTTCCAATTTTGTATTTCATTACCTAGGTGATAATTGGTTTTTACTATTAGTTATCTTAAAGATCATATTTACATTACCTGAGATTTCTTTTCTTAGAGTCAAGAAATTAGTATAATGTCTAAACTTCTTTCTCTGAGTCTGAGGCTTAGCATGATCTAAATTGTTTGTATTTAAAGTTCTAGTGTATCCATTAGGATCAGTTAACCAGATATACTCTTGAGAGTAGTTACCCAACAGCTCAGTAGTTCCCGGAATAAGCGGTCCTTGTGGTGGATATGCAGAACCTTGTGGGAATTCTCCACGGTCTTTAGTAATATCCCAATACTGATTAAATCTATACTTGTTCTCTTCTTTAGAAAATAAGATGTCAAATCCAGGAACACCTGTGATTGTACCATTAACATTCAATGGGACAGCCGGATTAAACTTAGGATAGTCTAAACTTAGAGTAACATTGTTCTTAGGAAATATGTTTAGGTTCAAGTATCCTGACACTTGTTCTGAGTTGTATAACACAGCATTATCAAAGTTAAAGTCTAATACATGAAATTGATCAACACAGTTATCTGCTCTAGTATAGCATTCAAGAATATACTCCATTGATTTTGGAACAGTGACACTTTGCCCTGTAAGGATTGGATACTCAATCTCAAATGGGTAATCTTTCCCATAGTAGTTACAGTAATGTTGACAATCCCAATTGTGTTTCCAAGCTGTATTTTTTTGAGTTGTTAAGAATACTGTTTTAGTTGGAATCATTAAGTCTGGATGCCAGTCATGGAAAGATATCCATATTTCATTCTTAGGGTCATAGCTTAAAGTCCAGGATGCATCATCAAACAATAATGGGTCACCTAGTTGATATTGACCTTTACCACTTAATGTAAAGTAATCTCCTTGCCCTTTGGTTAACTTAATTCCGTTTGCAACAACAGTACCTTCTGTAACTAGTGGAACATACTGTACTTTACCTGCATAATCTGGTTTTAGATCATAGTCCTTTTTACTGAAGTAAAGAATTGAGTTTGTATTATCATATACAGCTTGTATTCCAATACCTGCTACCGGATTATCTTTATAAGGATAGTCATAGAAATGAACAGTTAACTTATAAGGTAAGAATAGTGTGTGCCACCATTTTAAACCAACTTGAGAAATCTCCTTAAGACCCTCACCATAGCTAAAGATTTTACCTTGGTTTCTAGATACCCAGAATAATCCTGCAGGTGTAGAAATTACACTAAATCTATTTTGTGAAGATGCATACTCATATGGTCTATCAGCATTAGATACTGACTGACCGGGTTGACTAAATAAACCTCCATCACCTATAGTAATCTTAGTACCTAGATCTGTTTGTAAGGTATCAACACCTTGGACCATCAAAGGACTATCATTATGGAATGTAATAAAGATACCATTTTTGTTTATGGCCTTAACTCCACTAATCTGTGATGTAAATTCTTTATAGTTATTTGGTAAGTATATAAACCAACTATCTTTGAATGATTCATTTTGTTGCTGCAATGAGTAATAGATTCTATCTGGATAGTACACATAGCACAAGTTGGCTACAAAAGGATCATAATATCTGCTCTGTAAGTTACCTGAAGAGAAGTACTGATTATATAGTTTGCTTATGCTGAATGAATAATCATATCTATAAGTGTTACCTCTAGTAATGCTTTCCGGATTCATGTCAAACATTCTTATAAGATCCGTATACCTATTGGCATCATAGTTCTTCTCCCACTCATATACACCTTGTTCCCTAAAGTCTACAAGCACATCAGACTCTACAAAGAAGTCTCTTACAGAAGATACTGCTAGATAAAAGTTAGCCTCCTTAACTCTGAATAAACCAGCATAACCATCTCCTAAAGCATTCCTTTCTATAGTGTCATCTACATAGTTATAGTATCTATCATCATCAACTCTAAAGTCTAGATTATAAAATTTACTTGGAGTAAACCCTGTTCCTTGGGATGGACCACCTGACCCTATATTAATTAAATCACTAGTATCAAAAGATTTAGAATTGGCCCAGAATCTAGGAGCCGGAATCATTTGATGCAAATAGTAGTTATACTCAAAACCATTAGGTTGACCATACAACCAGTCATAGAAAAAGAACATTGAGTTCTTCTCAGTGTATCTGTTTATAAATGTATCCCCACCAAAGAATATGTTTGTGTTTCTTATTCTAGTTTGAGAGTAATAGTTTAGAGGATTACCACATTGCTTAGGACCAATTGTTTCAACTGGATAATCAGATATCTTTTGCTCACATGGGGTAATTACAATTTGCTTAATTCCTTGTAGCTGCCCATACTGATTTTGAATTCTAACCTTAAGCCCAGCATAGTGACTTGCAATTGGACTTGCAAATGGAATATCAATTTCTTCAAATGTAGGTAACTCAATGCCACTGCTGCCAATTGCAATTAAGCTGTCTAGTTTAACAATACCATTTTGTTGAATGTGTCCCAGAGTTGTTAAGGATTGATCAACATATCCTACACCGGATGCTTCAGTAATATAGTTAGGACCAATAACACCGTTGGTGTAAGAGCCATTATAATATGGTCCTGCTTCTGTTCTTACTACAACTGTATCAGATCTTTTAAGATTGTTAATGCTATAACTATGAGGGTTGTTATTAGCATCTTGGTAATAAGGAACCTCCTGAATGTTATTCTTAAGATAGAAGCTATCCTCAATCTTAAATCTAGATAACAAATTCTTATCCCCAGGTCTCATGTCATTGTAGAAACCATAGTTAATCATTTGTAATGCAAATTGATTGTATGGTGTTGCAGCATATAATACTCTTAATGCAATGTCAGCACCTTCAGAGAAATAATATATAAGCTGATTAGTTGCCCCTAACAATCTTGATGCAGGATCAAGATAAGCCCAATCAGGTAACTGATAATTATATGTTGTAGCGGTTACACCTGCACCACCGGCTGCAACAACAGGTGCCATTGCAATATCATAAGCTGCATCAAGAGCATTAAGAGCAGGTGTAGTTCCAGTTAATGCCATTGCAAAAGCATCTGCTACTGATGCACCAGATGTAAAATAAGCATTTAATGACGTGTTACGTGCAGTATTAACAACTTGACCAGCAGTTACAGCTCCTGTTTGTACAGGATATAACGCACCTGCCGCATCAACACCATATCCTGGAGTTGTATAATCTACAGAGTTAGTAGTTAATCTACCTCTCATAGAAATAATTGCTTCTGCAAGTCCTGTTAAGTAAATAGGAATAAGCGCAGTATCAGAAAGTAATTTCCATTCTGGGTGACCACTTGGTTCAATATATTGTTGTGTTGCACCTCCTCTTAGATATCCATAGAGCTTAAGCTCAGTTGTGGATAAGAAGGGAGTTCTAAACATTGTATCCGGAGAATGGAAAGATACCATGTCCATAGGTACAGACTGGTTAAGTACTTTACCATCCTTGTTGGTATTCTTGATATACGGATCATTAAACTGATAGTTATGCTCTAATGGGTCCGTGCTATTGTAGAAAGGTCGGATTGTATTAAAAGGGTAATTAGCATACAAACCCTGTCTATTTCTTGTAACTGAGTCTGCCCCTTTCAATTCATAAGATCTAAAATTGTTAAGCATACCCTTAGCAATAATAGATTTGTTACCTTCTCTTGATCCTCTTAATATCTCATAACCTACTATACCTGGGATATCATTTCCCTCATTGTCTTTAGGAAAAATGATATTGTCAAAGTATACACCCATCAATCTGATGTTTAGTGTATTAGTAGTATATGGATTTGGATTTTTTCTAAAGTGAACTGTGGTATCATTTAGATAGTTATCCGGGAATTTATGATGTCTGATGTTTAATCCACATAAGTCATACTCTTTATCAGGTATAGGTAACTGCGTAATTGGGTCTGTTGGTACACCGGTCCAACAATGAGCACTAGCATTCCAAATGTAATCTTGATTATCAGGATACTTTTCTGTTGACTGCCAGTAGCCCATATCACCTGTAGAAAGTAAAACACCTCCATCAGACAATACCCACTTACCATTTACTAGTGTGGCATCTTGGAATATTGTTCCAGAAGGAACGCCACCGGGAGCAGCACTTGCAGTATTAAATACATCAAATACTTGGTCATCACTTGATAATGCATTTTGGTTTGTGCTATCATCAGTTTCAAAGTCACCATTATATAATCTTGGAGCTCTTCCTGGGATATGATATGATGCAGACTTATCTCCTGTATCATAAATCCAGCGGATAAAGAATGCATACACTTCATCTCTTAAGTAACTTCCTTTACCTCCACCTTTATTATAATAGTCAGAAGGATACTCTACTGAGGCCCACTTAGCTTTAATTAAGTTTGCTAATGGTTGGTAGTTAAAATCTAACTTAGATGTAGGACCTACTCTAAGCAAATAATTATTTACTTCAGCAATCTGATCTGACCTTTCAAATACCGGAGTCTGCAATGGTAAAAACTCTAATGGTACAATAATGGCATCCTCTTTAATTTGATCTAATGCAATTACTGAAGTCTTAGTAGAATATACACCAATCTGTTTAGCAACAGTTCCTTGGTTTATGTTCTGAACTATTACAAGTATGAACTCATCAAAGTTTTCTGAGTCTGCAGATACTTCAAGAAGTAAGGAACCCTCTAAGTCATTAGGTGACCAAACAGGTTGTGTGTTACTTTGAGAAAAGTAATCAGTTACCTTTTGTCCCTTTATACTATAAGCAATAGTAGCAAAGTATGTTCCGTTTCTTAAAGTCCCTCCTTGATTACCAAGTGTTAAATTAAGACAAGGTGTCTCCATTAATCTTGCTAATCTGGTTTTATCACAATCTAAGATAGGTTGATCTGTACATATAACACAGTCAGCTCCTTCTGTACATTTCTTGATCCACTGTACTCCTGGCCAAAGAATAAGATTTGTACCATTTGTATAGTAGTTTATGTTTGCTTGACCTAACCAAGTATAAATTGTAGGCCAAATTTTTGGATCACCAATATTCAGATATCTATCTGGATTATTGCCGTCTGCCCAATACACTTGCCAAGTACAGTCTTCTTTTTCTCTTGCATTACCTGTAATAAGAAATCTCTTATCAAAACCTAAACATGCGTCTTGTACAATAGGAAAATAACCACACTCATTAGTATTTAATAAACCTACCTCAGACATAACAGGTCTTCCTGTATTGTCATGACCTGCTGTAAAGATTAACCAGTTTTCTGAAAACAACTGTATAGCACCAATGATATACTTATTAATTACATTTGCAGGCATGGTTGTTCCAGCAGTCATGCAAAGATAATTTGAACTCTCATTAGATATTGTACCCAAGTTACCTTCAACATCATTATTAACAGCATTTCTAGCATGCGTCCACATTCCTTCTCCAACGAAGGATGGGTCAGCATCTTTATTCATACCCTTATTGAAACTACGGGTAATTATCTGTGTAGTGTTTTGAAGTTCCTTTCCCATGATTATCTTACTACTCTTGTTGCATTAGGGTTCTGTCTGTATGAGTTTGCCGGAGTATTAGAATTAATCATGTCATAATACTTAGAGTACTGAGCTCTTCTATTAGTCCACCAAAGTTGTTGCATCTCTCTGAAGTTTGGTGTATTAACCAAGCTAAGTGCTTGATTTCTAGCAGCTTTCAGTCTTTGTTCTAGTATCTGAATTCTTTGTGATACATCCTCTCCATTGAGATATAGGTTCTCCATGATACGTGCTTTCAAAGCATACTCATAATACTCATTAAGTAGATCATGATCCGGAACTAATAAGTTACCTTGCTCATCCTCCATTGCACCTTGGTAATTTAGATAAACAGTTCCTGTATCAAAATTTGTAAACAAGAAACCATTTTTAATACTCCCCTCATTAGCAACATTGTAATATAGATTTGGGCAATCACATTCTATTTCTCTACTTGCTATCATTCTTAATGGCAACAAGTGTCTATACACTCTAGTTTGTGTAGGATTAATAACTTGAATGAGTTCCCACTTTTCTCCTTTACAGTTCATGAATACCCTTGGTGGAGTACATGTGCTGCCATAAGGATTTAGTGGATCATATGTTACAGCTGCAGGATCTACCACAGGATGATTAAGATCACATGCTGCAGTATGATTACAAGGATTAGAATTACACACTCTGCAGTTAACTACTTCAGGAGCACATACATCTACATTGGCAGGAGTCTCTACATAAGGAACTTCTTGCATGTTTGTACCACCAGAGTATCCATCATATCCTGTATAGATCTGGTAAGAGTTACATATAAGCCCTGAGTTAAAGGTATAGAAGTCATCTGGGAGCTTTACTCTACCGTGACATACATCAAGTACAGTCTCTCTTGTTTGATTGATTCTAAGGCCTAAATCATAGTTTAACTTCTTAGCAAGCTTGATAAGAGTTTGTGGCTCTATCATATTCTCTAAGGCAAAACTTTGTAAGTCAACTGTTACATCTTCTAACAACTGATCAAAAGTTCTATATCTAAGTGTGTAGTTGAAGTCCATTATCTAAGGATATTTTGGCTGTCATCAGGACCATCAGTTGGAACTTGCATTGCCATAGTTAATTCTTTTATCACAAATTGCTCAACTTCAGAAAATAAATATTCTGGAATAGTCAATGGTTTATTTTGTTGACTTTCACAATCATCAGAAGTACATGTGTCTACATTACCATCAAAGATTGCTTCCATTCTTACCGCATCCCAATCAAGATTAGGAAAATACATGTAGCCATTTAGGTACCAGAAGTATAAGTTTTTATTGTACTTGAAGGTTGTAGTCTTTGTCATTGATGTCCAGGTGCCCGGTTCTGTTCTAAATAATTCTATAGTACCATCAATTGAAGACACTGTACGGATAATAGGACCAAACATACCATTTAGGATGCTTGGAACTTTTTCTTTAGATCTTTTGAAATAACATTCTGAGTATACACCAATGCAGCCAGCTTCTACCTTGTCTACATCAATCAATTCCAAATAGGGTAAGACTTGGAATATAGAACTCATTCTCATGAGCCTAAACTGATTGTCTTCTCTTTTAATTAAAGTCTTAGCATATTTTAAAATAGCAAAGTATATTGTCCTATCAGTTAAGAATGGATCTTCCTTCACTGCTTTCAAAGCATTTCTGACTCTTGATATACTTTCACCAATTGTTGTCATAGGTCAAATTCATTATATGTTTCCAGAGCTTTATTTTGCAACTTGATAGCAAAATCTTTTCTGACAATTTTTTGGTATGTAAGTCTTATCTTAGTGTTGGGTTCTACTGGTGCATACATATTCCAGTTCTCCGGATATGTTTTTGCTACAGTTCTTTTAAACTCTCTACATGCTACAAAACTCCAATACTCTTTATTCTTCATTTTAATCCTTGGAGCATGGTTAGTATAAAATATCTTGGCAAGCTTTCCGTCTGTTGCCCAATTGTTATTACTAACTGTTACTCCATATATGTGGGATTTAGCAAAGTCTATATTCCTCTTCTTACTTTGCTGACATGTCCCAATAAAAAGCCAACCTATAGATTCCGGTAATTGAACTCCATCTCTGGTGTCTATTACTGTTTGAAATACTGTTCTGTTAAATGTTTTTGCTATACTTCTCAGAACGTCTGTATCTACATCTTTAAACTTAGGATGCTTCTTTCTAAAGGATCTAAAAAATTCTTTAGTTAGAAGATTATGAACTTCAGGTCTAAACCTAGGAGCTGTAACATCCGGTCTTTTTATTTGCTTCATACTATATAATAATATACTAAAAATAAATGATTCAAGCAAATATAAGCATAAAACAAAACCCCCGCTAGTGCGAGGGCTTTGCCGTTGTTGTCACAGAAACCAACAAACTGTAACTTCTTTAATTATATACTCTGATTTCTAACGCACTGCCGCTAAGAACATTATTTGAATAAACTCCACTTATGGATGTTTGTATTGCCCTAGCACTATTATTTCCTCCTCCAGAACTTGCAATAACAGCATGTGAATTCGTATCAGGACTTGTACCAATAAATGCAAAAGTTTTACCTTCAATAAATAATCCTGCACTAACAGCACTATAAAGCCCCACCCCATTATATTCAAAAGAAATAGTACCTATTGTATTTTGTAAAACAGTAACAGTAGGAGGATTGGTTCCAGATTGAGTAATTATAGCCGTGTATACTCTATAAGCTGGTGCAATTTCATCTATAGCTTCTTCAACTGTAATGCCTGATGTAAGTACATCTCCTGTATATATAACACACTGTGCATTAAATACCTCAGAACATGGTTCAGGACTTGGACATCCTTCTGGAGTTGGACACGGTGCAGGACTTGTTAAGAAAGTATCTTCACACCCACATTTTTGACATTTATTTGTTGCCATAGTATATTAGTTTACTCTTTGGATTGACATTTGAACAACATCCCCCGCAAAGGTTGTATAGTTATAATTGGTAAGATTAATTACTTTAAGGCATAATTGTTGTCCCGCAGTTAATCTAGTTGTTAAGGCTCCAGTAATATCTATGTGTTTCATAGTTACTACAGGAGTTGCATTGTTTACACAATAAAAGTTACAACCTGTTGGACTCATAATACCTGCAGTAAACATTCCTGGAACTGCTGCATCATACCAACCGGTTCCAGCATCTCTTGTATAGTGTGTCCAAAAACTTAATGTATAAACTCCTGTTGTAGGAACAGTAAATATACCAGTAGTTGAATCATAGTCTGTTGGACTAAATCCATTGTATTGAATATTGGTCATTATTTGAATTGACCCGTCACATAATCTACCTGTATTTAATCCTGGAGTTGTTCTGTTTAAGTTAGCAGGAGGGGCAAGTGATACTGAGAAACTTGGTTTTTCTACATATGCAACTTGGTAATTAGTGTTTAAACCAACTGTAGTTGTAGTTACTGCAATACCATTACCTGCAGTAACTGAAGATGTTGGAGTTGCTAATGAAGAAAAAGCATTATAAACATCACAGATAGAAATCCAGATATTATTTATAGCATCAGCTACTGTATTTAAGTCTGAGTTAATAACCCATGATCCTGCATAGTATGTTTGAAAAGTTAGTCCTACTCCACCACCTACTAATGAAGCAAGTGCAATATCTGTATCCTCAATACACTGTGATAATACAGCCGTAGAAATATCTGCCGGAAGACCTGTTACATCAAGCAATGAGCAATAACCATTTACGTTATTCATTAATGCATCAAGTACTACATCAATTGCGTAAGAACCTGGTGTCAATAAACAACTTACAGAAATGCTTGGTAATGTAAAACTTGGCGGAGGAGTATTTTCTAATACAGATACTCTAATGTCAAGAGAATTAATTTGACTTTGTAAAGCAGAAATTTCAGCTACTAAAGAACAAATTCTATTACCAATCATTAATACATAATCTACTAATTGCATAGTAGTTGTAGTTCCTTCTACAAAACAAGGTGCTACACTAACAAGACAATCTGGACATGCTGCAGTTGTTCTAGTTGGGTCAACTGTAATTCCTTGAGCTTCACAAATCTGATTAATTAAAAATTGAATCAAAGCTTGAAAATCTGCAGGAGGACATGCTGTAGATGCAAAGCAACTTAAATCATAGTTGCTTACATTTAATTGATCTATAATTGTACATAGTTCTGTAGCCAATTGAAATACAACATCTGATACTGTATCTCCAGTACACAATTTAATACATGGAATAGCTGGACCTTGCCAAATAACACAGTTACTTGATATTGGACTACATGGACTATTATCTAAATTCAGTGGCTTCATATCTATAATATAAGAAAAATTAATTAGAATTACAAGTTTTTAACGTAGTTCCACAGTCACATCCACATGAACTTGGAGGGCATCCACAACTTGTTTCTACACATATATAATTAGGATCTACTAAAGCAGCAAGATCTATTAGTTCTTTTTTGATTAACCATTTATCAGTAGGTTCATCACAACAGTTGCTTATACCATATCTACCTTTAAGAACTGACTTGTATAATATCTCTGATGACTTACAAGTAATCTTATCCCATTTCTCTGCACTACATGAAGGAGTATTGTATCCGGGTCTAACTGCTCTTACAGGATAAACTGGTGCAGGACAAACTCCATCAATACAGTTACCATAGTATTCAATATACCCTTTTGTTTGTGCAAGATTACTCCAAGAAATTAAACAAACTTTATCTGATGTTTCTCCTGGTTGTAATGTTGGAAGAGTAGTTGTTATACCTGAACAATTAATATATTGAAAAGCACGAGCAACAGTATCATCATTTCTAATCTTAGAACATACACAAGGTGCTGATATTAAACATGCCGTACAATCAGCATAAGTAGATTCAAATGAAACTATGTCTGCTGTAAAGTTATCTGGTAAGAATTCAATAGAAGTTACTTGCCAACAAGTATCACAATCCTTTAGTTTAATTACATCACCAACATATGCTGAAAGATTAGTGAATGTATACACATCAGATTCAATACCTAAACAATCTTCTAGTTTGTAATAGCTTCTTAAACAATCTGTACAATTGTCATAAGTAGTTAAGATTGTAATAGGAGATTCTACCGGTGGTACAAAATCAATTTGAGTAACTGTAAAACATGTGTTTCCACAATCAAGTAGTACAGACAATCCTACTACACCAGAATAATCATCTGATGAATATAGAACTAATGATGGATTTTCACAATTAGTAAATTGATATGCTATGACAGGTAAACACTCTTGGCATGTTTCAAATGCTGTAAGTACAGTTACTGGAACAAAGCACTCACAATCACCTGTATTATTTAATATTGTCCAACATCCTTCATAACCATTTAATGTTACTACACTTGTAGTAAGAAGATATTGTTCTAGTGATTGAGTATTAGAATAAATTATTTCCTCTGTCTCACAGTTCTCAAGTGTATAACATAACCGTGGACATTCATCATTTACACAATTTCCATTAATTGTTACAACAATTCCTTCACTTACTGTAGGATAGATATAAGAACAAAACTTAAGTGGAGAATATTCAGTAACTAAGTTATATGTACTATTTACATAAGTAATTTCTCCTTCTCCTATTGCCTCATAACACTTTGATTGACAAGGTGTTGTAGTATCTTCAAATGCAATAGTGTCTACAGCATTTTCACATTCACCAGTATTTTCTATAACTAACCAAGGACCAGTAATGTCTCCGTCAAATTCAGTAATAGTAATCCAAGTATTTATATAAGCAGATAAATCTACTGTGGTATTAAAAGACTCTCCGTCACAGTTATATAATGTATAACATGGAAGGGGGTAACAACTTGGACATGAACTAATAAAGTCATCACATTCTATACTAAAAATTGATATAGTACTAAAGGTTACTGTTTCAATATATACAGGAGGATTTGGTAAAGCATTATATGCTGCCATATCTGGAACAAAATAATCTCCTACATTACCTATATTAATTGCATAACAAATATTGTCTAACCCATCTACAGGAGTTCCTAAGTATTCTCTTATACCGTAGTATGCAGCAGCATCATTTCCTCTGAAATAAATAATAGGTCCACCGCAACAAGGTTTGAATGCTAAGTATTGTAAACTTAAATCACATGCAGGACAATCCCCATCTGCTTGAGCTTCTGCACAAGATTTTGAACTGATATCAAAATCAGTACAATCAGGGCCATTTTCATATGAACCTTCTAGTAGTCCTGTAAAGTTGTAACAATCTCCAGATGAAAATACAAATCCACTTTCTGTAGAATAACCATCTCCTGTATATACCCAGGTACCATCTAATACTAAACAAGCTGTTATGTTAATATTTAGATTAACAATTACACTTGCATCACAACAGTTGTATACTGAATATGCTGGAGGAATAGCTGGCCCTTCACAAGATAAACAATCTGATGATCTACAATCATTTGCAAAAGATATTGTAATATCAGCTTCATTAAATGCTGTAGGAAGTGAAGCAAAGGTTGTACCTAAATAAGTAACCTCATAACAATACCCAGCATAAAACCACATACCTGTAGTTCCTTCTTGAAATGTAATACCATTAAATACATATACACCGTTGCTTATAAGTCCGCTTCCTGGAATTAAAAACTGTCCCTGTGTTGTGCTTTGATCACAACAACTAGTAATTAAATAATACGGTGTACTTGGCATGGTTTAATTTGTTTTATATCTATTTGCTCCCCATTGGTTCAATGGAGACCTTACTATTTCTACTGTTGTATCTACTGTTGGTGCTGCAGCTAGTTTAGCATTTAATTCTGATACACAGTTAGAACATGCTGATGCTCCGTTTGTTGCTGTTCTTTTTTGACATCCGCAAGACATTCTTGTCCCACAGTTTTGACATGTTGATCCTGCCATAATTAGTTGGTTTTTAATTAATTAACAATGTGTGCAATCCATTTTCTTAAGTAGCTTTAAAGCATAGTTGTATAAGCTCATACCTTTCTGTGGCTCATGACAAGTTTCTACTTTAGCTACCGCAGCTTGAAGATACATATTAATTAATCTTAGTTCTTCAAGTCTTTGTTTGATTTTAAATGGAGGATCACATGCAGCCGCATCAACATCACAAAGAATCTTATTATAGAGATTTAATGCTTGACTAATTCTCATGTGATTATATTTCACATATACAGATGCATTTGGAGATACACTGTATTTAATAATGTATATACCGTCTGGAATGTTTGTATACTGAGTTCCACATCCAGAGGTTTGTAGTTGCAAATCACAAGCAGTTAAAGTTATGTGCCCATAAGTTACAAAGTTACTCATAGCAGTTCCTGTAATTTGTGTAGCATATCCAAAACCTGGAACAGTTACATCTAATGTAGGACATGTTACTAGAATTGAAGATGTGTATACGCTTGTATCAAATATCTTTAAGATACAAGAGTTCATAACTGTTGGAACCTCTAAACTTAATACGTGATTAGCCATAATTTTTTTTATAAAAAAAGGGGAGGAGTTTGAAACTCAGCTCCCCTTTCTAGTTAATGTTTAGTCTATTATCTTGATACCGTAACCAATGGAGTACAGACAGTAACACATTCAAAAGTTTCAAGTTCTGAACAGTTGTTACCACAAGCATCTAACCAGTTATTTACAAAGTTTGTAAACAACTCACCATTAGCACCATCATTAGGATTAACTGTTGTAGGTACAACAATTTCTAATAAGTACTGATCATTATCAAATGTAGATGATGGGTTGTTGAAACGTGGTACATTATGTTGTAACATAAATGCATTGTAACGTGATGGAGAAGCTGCTGTACCTCTTGGAACTGCTGCAATAATATCTGTACCTTGAGTAATCTCACGGATACGGAAGTCACTTGACAAGAAGTTTTGACGGTAAGCTTCAGAAAGAACTAGGTCTCTCAAATATGTTTCACCATAACCAGAACCTTGACGGCCTTGACACTCAGTATTAACACAAATACCTGTAAACGTACATGGGTCACCATTTAAGTCTACTTCAGATGCGTACAATCTAACTGGCTCTACTTCATAGAAGTCAGATACTTGGAATGTACAATCACCAAATTTAGTATCTACGTAAGCACCGTTTAAGATTAAACCTGCTGTGTAACCTGCTGCATATGGGAGTGCAACAAATTGATCAAGTGTACCACCTAATGTCCATCCTGCTGGAGCAGTTACAGTAGCACCAGCTGGGTACCATAATTGTTTAGAAGCACCTCTTGTAGTTGCAACAACTGGAAGTACAAATGGGTTGATCAATGGAGAGTCAACAATTTGTTTAGCCCAATCAATCATTACAATTCCTGCATCAACCGGAGTTGGAGCAATTGCACCTGCTGGACAACATCCTGTGTAAGCAGCAACTGTTAAGTATGCATTGTGATTTAAGAATCTCAAAGCTGGAGATCCTTTAACATCCAAACGTAAGTTGTATGTTTCACCACATAAAAATGTGTCAGCACAGTTAGCTACAGGAAGAGTAGTATTGGTAATTGTGAAAGAAGGAACAGTGTAAACACCTGCACCATCATAACCAATGATATAAGCTAAACCAGCAACAGATGCACCAGCAGTAGCATTTTGACTAATTGTGTAAGTACCTAATCCTGTTGCTGGATCAACTGCGTTGATTGCTTCAATGATTGTACCATTAGGAACACCAGTCATACCATAGATAGTTTGACCTACTTGTGGTAAAAGTGTATTTGCAGTAATTGCAGTTACATCAATAATGTTTGATCCATTTACAGTTGTAGCAGTAAATCCAGAGTAACCAGCATTTACAGTAGTTGCACCAGTTGCAAAACCAGTACCACCATTTGTAATTACAACATTAGTTACTACGTTACCAACAACAGTAATTGTACCTTCTGCACCGTAAGGAGCAGCAGCAAGTGGGTTAACAAGAAGTGGAACATCTGTGTAAACTCCATCAAGAAGGTTAGCACCAGCACCTGCAATAGCAATTGTAGTTCCAGAAGCATCATCAGTATAAGGAGTTACACCTACGTGGATGATGTTGTTTTGTGGAGCACAAGCAGTAGAGAAATAGAAACGGCTAACATACTTAGGATTGATCTCCTTAGATTTGTTTGTTTCTTTATAGCCTCCGTGGAAAGGACCAATTTTATCATTTTGATAAATTGAACCACCAGCTAATACTAATGGGCAACATTTGTTAGATGTTCCTGCAGTTGGTTGAACAACCCAAGATTTAGCATCAACAAAGCAGTATTGTCCTGATGTAGGAATGTTACCTGGAGTACCAAGCATACCACCCGCTAAACCGGTAAAGCCTGTGGCATTACCAATAAATACCTTTTTAAAGGCGTGATTAAAATAACTCATTTGTCTTTGTTTTAATTAATAAATATATACTATAATATAGTAAAAGTTTTTGAAACAACAAAATTATTTCAGGAAAAGTAACTTGTACTTAGCTGAATTAATGGTGTCTTTAAGAGTATCTAAACTATTTACAATTTCTGAGTAAGGCATTTTAGCTTGAAGACCATTTACCATTTGGTACATGTCTCTGAGATATGCAATACCTTCTTCTACAGTGTTAAGTGTTCTTGGTGCTGATTCTTTATAATCCAAAATCTTTTCTGCCGCACCTTGGTATCCTTCAATAAGAGTGTCTGCATGATCTGGTAATGCATCATATAAATCATTAAGAGCTTTGTGTGCAGCATATGATCCTGCACCTTTTACTTTTAAATGAAGTTTATGAAAGCTACTAGCAGCATTCATTAATTCTGTAGCACAAGCTGCAGTCATTGTATCACAATTCCCTCCTGCAGGAGCACTTGAGTATGAAGCACTTGGTCCAGCATCTCTTTTTAACATTCTTTTTGCTTCCATTTTTTAGTTGTTGCGTTCGGCACCTTCTGAACCTCTAGAGAATTGATTTCCTGACTCAATATCTCCAGCAAGTATAGCTGTTGCCTCATCAATTATTAATTCAATTATATCATCTTTAAACTCAGATTCAACATTAACTACTGAGGCTACTCCTGTATAAGGATCTACACAGCCCTGAATTTGGATTTTTCTAGGTTGTCTATAATAGACTAAGTCAGCCATGGTAATATCAAACTCTTCATTTGTATATATATGAACTCTGTTATTAATAAGAGTAGCAAATGTTTCTGCCCACTCAAAATTTGGTTGTTTAGATTTATCTCTTAAGAGTTGATTAAGGTTACCCTCCTCTGCTAAGTATACAGCCATGCGTCTTTTATCACAGCATCCTTTCTTAGCATATACATCAACTCTTTTCCACTGTAGATAATCTACAGGAAGAGGCGCTCTGTAGTAATAAGCTTTATCTGCTAAAGTCAAATCTGAAGTATTTAATAATACTTGTAGGTCATCTTTTCTTCTAGTAGATTGCTCATCACCTTCTTTGGTAAGATTGATGCCATGCAATTGTCTGCGGCTCCATTCTACCTGGGCTTTATTAAAAGACTCAACAACTTGCCAACATTCAATGTTGTCATAGTCTTGGCTGTCCAACTTGTTCAGCCTTTGTTTCATCTTAATTACAATTGCACTATTTAACATCTTATCTGTTTTTAGCTATCTTCTTAAGTGTGCGTGCTAATGCAGCTCTCTTAGGAGTACATGTAGGTTTACTCATGGGTGTACAATAACCTTTGTGAGCAGGATTAATTGCTTTTTGAATCCATTTCTTATCACCTGTAGCACCGCCTTGTTTATATTCACGGTTGGTTTTAATGATCTGGTCTAGTGAGTTATTGTCATATCCCATGATTATTTCTTTTTAACTAACCCACCTTTTTTAGCCATCATTGGTTTTCTACTAGGTGTAGTATATTTGCTTTTAGGAACAGGTCTTGAATTTACAGTAATCTTTCCTGTGTTAGGTGATTTTGGAGTTGTCCCTCCATTTTGCATTTTTGCACCTGCAATTCTATCAGCAGCTGTTGGATTAGGATTTTTATCTACACCTGCTTTTACTGAAAGCATGCCAAATGAACTACCACCTTTTTGAAACTTAGGTCTTTCCATTACACATTTTCCATCAGCAGATCTAACCATTCCTTTTTTGCAAGACTCTTTTACTGGAGTAGTAGCACCAAATTTAGCTTTACCCATTGCTCCACCTTTTTTCATATACTCAGGACCTGTTTGACCAGCTCCTGTAAAAAAAGGAATTCCAGCTGCAAAAGGTTTTTTAGCTGGTCCTAATACTTTAGTAGGCATTCCACCTTTTGCCATTTTGGGTGTTGTGCTTCCACCACACTTCATACATTTCTTTGCCATGATATATAATTTTTTAACAATTCCATTTTCTAAGAGACAGAGCCTTTCTAGTAGGTCTTCCCTTTTCATCCTTCATAGGACCTTTAACCCCAGACATTCTAGCACAAAAAGATTTTCTTCTCTTTGCTGCTTTACTATCTGGATCAAGTTTTGATGGTTTAGTTGTTACAGCCATCTTAAGTTTACTACCAGGATTAGCTGCTCTATAACTAGCTACTCCTTTAGCGTTAAGACCTCCTGTCTTATTCTTTCCTTCAGATCTTGTCCAAGCTGGTGTCTTTGCCATTACTTTTTCTTTTTTCTTTTTACTGCCCCACCTTTTTTTGCATATCTAAGTGGTTCTTCCATTTTATTTAAAGGTGCTGTTGTTACCGGTTTTGGAACTCCTTTAACTATACCTTTTATAGTTCTAGTTTCTTTTACCTTTGCAGGCATGTCATATCTTTTTTTAACAGTGGTTTTATAATCACCATCAGGTGAATAAAACTTTTGTTTAGATTCTTTAGGTGGTAGTTTCTTACTTGCCATTACCCTTTCTTTTTAGTAGAAGCTTTAATCTTCTTCTCTTGTTTAATCATTTCTTTAGTAGGCTTCTTTCCGGAACCTTTAGCAGCACGGATGTTATCCCAGAGGCCTCTCTGGGAATAACTACCGTCTTTTCTTTTAAGCAGTTGCTTAGTCATTAGCAGCTCTTGCGTTTCATTGCACCACCCATTCTTGCTTGAGGTACAGCTTTTTTGGGAGCAGAACTTGTTCCACCAACTCTACCTCTAACAACTTTAGATGCAGCAGCTTTAGGATTAACTCCAGATTTAACACCATGTGATCCAGCAGTTTTTAATGCAGAAACTTTAGCATTAGAATTTACCATACCACCTGTTTTCATAATTGGTCTTGCAGGTTTGGAATCTTTCATAGATTTCCAAGGACCATCAGATTTTCTAGCTTCTTTGCTATATCCAACATATGATCCTTTTTCTTCTGGTCCGGACGGGTATGATTTACTAATTGTACCTTTACCTTTTGCAACTTTTCTTTCAGCAGCTTTTTCACTAATACTAGGTCCACTAACAGTTCCACCAGCTTGATACTTTTTAACAGAACCACCTTGTTTTGCAGATTGTGTTACAGTACCGCTATAATCTGATTTCTTTGAACCTCTGATCATATCCATAGTTGAGCGTGGAGGAGTAGCTTTTTTTACAGCTGGTTTTTTTACAGCTGGTTTAACTGTACCACCATTCTGGTATCTTACAGGGCTTTTGACAGTATCTTTACTTACTGTTTTAACACTATTTTTTTTATACTCTGGAGTAGGTTTACTTGGAGAAGTACCAGGTTTAGATACAGTCTTCCCAGTAGTTCTAGGTTCTTGAGTAGGTTGACTCATTCTAGGAGGTTGACTATTAGTAACTGTAGATGTAGAATTTGATATAGATGTAGAAACTGATTTTGGAGTTTTAGCTCTAGCAGTTCCCGCCATTGTAGATACACGCTCAGCTCTATTGTCTCTTTTTTGAGCAACAGTACCTTCTCCTTCAATATTAGCAACAGCAGCTTTTGTCTGAGCTCTACCTACTTTTTTAGCTTGTCTTTTTTCAAAACCGGTCATTCCACCATCTTGATACTTTGTTTTAGTTTTCATTTTATTATAAGTTTAAGAATTCCAATACTTTTCACAAGCTTGGTTCAAGTCCTTAAGAACATCTTCATTAAGTGGGTTCTTCAAGTACTCTAATACATCTGACACATTTCTTCCAAGCATTGAACCTGACTTAGTGTGGTAGATGAAACCATCAGCCTTATTAATAATATACTTAAAAAATACGGAATCCCTAACAATTGATTTAATTTTTAGTGTTTCCATATCCATACTTGCTGCATCAATGAATGATCTAGCAGCACGCTCTAAGTTTGTTTCTCCACCCATACCATTAATGTAGTTATCCATATTCTCATAGATAACATCATTTGGTGTAGACTTCTTATATTGTGTACTGTTGATATCTACAACTTTTGCAATGTAGAATAACTTAGTACTATTTTTGTCAAATAATTTCTGAAGCTCAGCCAATGCCTTGTTACGCATTTTCTTGTATTCAGTTCTTGCCATTACAGTTTCTTCTGTCTTATCTAAATAAAACTTAGGAGCTACCGGTCTTGATCTTGCGTCATCATAACTTTTAGCTATCAAAGAAAAACCTCCTGCTTCAATACCATGCAACTTGATTCTATCATAAGGATCTTTTGGATCCAAGAATAGTGGCTCATTACCACATGCAATACTTATTCTATTCCAGAACTCACTGTTATCTGGTTTAAGCAACTTTACTTTATTCCAGAACTGTTCATCTTCTACATCAATTACATTTGCAGCTAGTTCTTTTTCTAACTCACATATTGCAGCTCTAATTTCTTTAATTCTTGCAGCTTTATCTTGTTCATTAAGAAGTCTGATATCCGGTGCAAATTCATTTAGACCAGTTAGATATCTAACTACTCCGTTGTTTTCTAAGCAAGCTAGTTGCTCATGATGAGTTACCCCATCAAATAAAGACATACCATAATCTTCTAAGCCCATGTTAGAAGCTGATGCATCAAAGAAAGGTCTTACAGCTATAGGTGTTTTCTTAACTGTTCCTTTCCCGGTTTCTACCATTGTGAAATTTTCCATGTTTTGTTGGTTTTATTTTTGTGTTGGTTAAATTTAATAAGAAAAAAAGGGAGGAGTTTCCCCCTCCCTATTTTTTATAGTGTCTGGTTAGAATGAACCACCAGTGATTGGGTTTCTCATAACAATCTTCAACACTTTAGTAGGGTCTTTAACCCAGATAGCTGGCATTGTTTGAGACATCATCACACGGTAACCATTGAACTGACCTGAAGACTGGAAGCCTTGGCTACGTCCCATGTAGTCCATAGTACCGTTTTGATACCACCATTTCAATTGATTATCCCAAGACAATTTCAATAAGAAGATATTGTCATTAGTGTTATCAGTGATATCAAAGATAATGAATGAGTAAGAAGATAATGGGAAACCATCAATGATTGGGTTCTCAATATCATTTGTATGAACATTGTCAAATGCTGGGTTCAACACAAACTTAACGTTAGCCAAGAATGGAATAACATAAGAAGTGTAAGCAAAACCAAAGTTCAAGTCCATACCTTTACCAGTGATTGCACCGATATCAGCAGCTTGGATAAGAAGACCAGAAGATACTGCTTCTTTCTTGATAGCTTCATTTACCATTCTCATACCACCCATACCAGTTTGTACAACTAGGCTGCGTTTTGGATCTGGACCTTGGAATTCAACTTTACCATTGAAGAAGTTGTAGATCTCAGAACGGAACAAGTCAAGTGTGAAGTTATTCTTGTTGTAGATTCTTTTGAAAGAGTTATCCAACTGTTTCCAAAGACCCACTGACAATCTAAGATCATCTGGACCATCTTGACGAACTCTACCACCTTGACCCCACATAAGGTAAGTCTCAATGTCAGTTGCAATTTTAGACAAGTGAGCAGCTTCCATAGTGGTCAAGAAAGTTCTTGATAAGTCACCATTGTCAAATGCTTTTTTCACTTTGTCTTTACCCATAACTTTTACCATGTCTTCCAAAGAAGTGATAGATGGGTCATTGTTTGCACCAAAGTTTCTCCAGATCTCAGTTACAGGAACTGTACCATCTGCATTCATACCACCTTTGATCATTAAGTCAGCGCGGCTAGAAATAGAATAATGTACGTGAGCTTCTGCACCACCAACAAAGTTGTAGAATTCACGGAATCCAGTTCTTGTTGTGATGTCAGAGAATCTTTCACCATACTCTCCACGAGCAGAACCTTTACGGAATACTTTAGTACCATTGCTCAAGTACTTGTTATCCAAGTATTTGAAGTTGTCATTGTTTACCAATTGAACAGTATAGATGAAACCATCTCCAATAGGAAGAATGTCTTCAGCTGTAATGTACATCTCAACACCGTTGTATTTGTCATAAGTGATGATATCACCATGGCCAAATTCTCTACGGCTCAATTTGATACGGAAAGTAGAACCTTCAATACCTTTGAATGAGTTATCTGGTTCAATGTCTTCAACTACATATGGAAGGTCTGTAGAAACAGGAGTCTGCCATTTGTACTCTCCACGAGCATTATCAACCATGATAACATTTTTGCCACCAAATGAAGACATTTGATAAAGCGGCATTTCAACTTTCTGAGCCATAGCCCATAGGTCAACTGGGCCTAAGTCCATAGGCTCAGCGTCTTTCAGCATGTTAACCAAGTGGTAAGAATCCACATGGGAACTTGCGTTGTAAGCGGTATCTCTGAGGAATATACCATTGTTTAAAACTGGAGTTGCCATTATTTATTTGTTTTTATTTGTTACTATTTAAAAAGATCTCTTGAACATGTTATTAGTTCTAGGGATAGTTCTTTGTTGTTTAGCCGGAGCTTTTCTTTCATCTGTTTCTTGTACAGTAGAGGAAGAAATTTTTCTAGCCTCTTCTGTTTTTAATTGTCTCACTGTTTTTTCTACAGCTGCTTTACCACCTTGGTCTCTTACTTTTCCTTTGTATCCTTCTGGATCAGACAGTAACCATAATGCTTCTGCAATTAAGTCATGTCTTGGTTCTACAAACTGATACTTCTCAAGTAAGTGTCCAAGCAAGTTTGTTTGCTTTCCAGAGATTGATGGGTAATTAGGTTGTACCAATCCTGAGTAAAGCATACTTTGCGTTTTCTTGTCAAGCTTAACACCACCTAGTTCAGCACTTAATAATGTATTATATACACTGTCTGTGTAAGCTTTAGCTTGTTTGCTTTGTTGTTCTTTCTTATGTTCTTGCTCAGCTAGTTGTCTTGCAACAATTTCTTCTTGCATTCTATCTAACTTTGGTTTAAACTGATTTGCTTTTTGCTCTAGTCTATCCATGTCTTTCCAGTCCTCAATCTCACCTTCAATTTCTTCCGGTGTACCGAATCCTGTAGCATAAAGATATTGTCTTGCAATCTCAGCTTGATCATACTCATCAGATGGATCTAGATCTCTCATTTCCTCTACGTGAGCAAGAGTTCTAAATAATCCTTTCATGTCTTGACCACCATCAGCAACATACTTGGCTGCAATCTGAAGTTCTTCTGGGAGAGCTTTAAAGAATTCTTTTGGAGTGTTTTCTTTAATTTTATTTTCTCTCTCTTGGAAGTTAGCTTCAAATAGTTCTCTAAAATCTTTTGTGGTGTATTCCTCTAAGGGCTTATCATCATCAAAAGGAACTAGAGCACCTTCCTCAATCATCTTACTTGCTAATTCAGCAAGACCAGATTTATCAACCTTTGGTCTTCCTTTATTGCCCGCATCTTCTTCTTGAGAAATTAAACCATCTAATTCTGCAATAGTTTCTTCAACTTCTGCTTTTTTCTCTGCAGCTTCCTCCCTTTCTTTAGGAGTAGTTGCATTAATTTCAAGGAACGAAGTGTCTACATTCTCTTTGGAAAATACAGACTTTGTTTTGTCAGTTGTATCCCCATCAGATGGTAACATAATGTTATCAGCTCCAGGAGATCCAAACAACTCATCAATATTTACATCTGCCTCTACTACCGTTGTAGTATCTAGCACCTCATCATTGAGGTTTTTTGTTTCTTCACTCATGTTGTTGGTTTTTGTTTATACTTTAATATACTAAATAAACTTGAGAAATTTAAAAGGTGCTGTGTATTTTTTTGCACTATATAGCTAACCTATTTCTTTTTTGTTTCATTTTTCTTTTGGTCATACTTGTTTTTGTTCTCTTTGGCTACTTGGAGTTGCTTATCAGCTATCTCTCTTTGTACTTGTAGCTTCTGTCTTTCAATGTCCAACTTCTGATTATTTCTCATGTTCTCATTGATTTGTTTCTGTCTTTGCAATTGTGTCTGCTCTTGATACTGCTCAGTCTGACGCAAGTCTTTCATATAGTCTTGGTAGTCAGATTCTTTGTTTTCATCAATATCTTTCATAGCACCAAATCCAGCAGATCTAATTTCAGCAACCACAATGTTGTTCTCAAGTTCTCTAGCTTGTTTTTCAGCTTCAGCTTGAATTTTCATTTGTGTTTCTTCTTTCTGAGCAGCAAGTTGTTGTTCTTGCAGTTGTTGAGCAGACTGTTGTTCTTGTTGTTTTTGCTGATTAACTTTTTCTTCAGATGCTTTAAGAGCAGTATTGAGTTCAGATATTGAATCTGACTGAACAACTTTACCAAGATCATAGATAGAAGCACCAGTAGTATTATTCTGTAAAGCCATTGCCTTCAATTGCTCAAGAATAGCTCTGTGGTTTGCAGTACTGCTACAGAAGATATTAAGATCTCTTAGTAGCAAGTCTGTTCCATTAATCTGGAAGTTAACCTTCTCATCAGCTGATGTCATATAACTTAACCTTGCAGAAGGTTTAGTTGCATGATAATACTGAGCTAAGTCTGTGCGCATTTGATGCACCCTAGGCATTAGATAATCACAGTGCTGGATAAAGAATACCTCTGTCTGTGCGTAAGACGCTGCAGCGGCTTGTTCTACCCCTGTAGCAGTCATCTGAGATAACTGTTGTCCCATCCTTTGTGGATTAACACCAATTACTTCATAAGCTTGTTGCTTAAAGTGATTAGCTAGATTTACTCTGGACATTAATCTTTCTGTCTGAGATAGATCTAGTTTTTGGAAATGTTGGAAGTTAAGAGCATTCTCTGTATTAGTAATACTAGTATCAAGAGGAAGCATCTGGAAGTTCTTCATTGCAACATATGCTTTAGCCAAGTTGCCTTTTCCCCAGTCTTCACCAAGTGAGTGTCTTGGTAATGTATTCTGATCAAGTAATATAATAGTACCTAACTCATCTACTAAGATGTCTGCAATCTGATTGTTTACAATGTTGTATCCAATCTGGTATGGTTTCATTAAGTCAATAAGAGCAGTAGACTTAGTATTTCTATCTGAGAACACAGCTCCTTCTACAGGAAGTTTACATCCATATAAAGAGTTGTCACCTTTAAATTGAAATCTTAATGGAGCAATGTGATTCTTATCTATACCAATGTAGATAGGAGAGAATCCGCCAGGGTTATTCATACCCCAGAATGAAGGAATGTTTGGTCCAACTTTTACACCACCCCATACTTCATTGATCCAGATCCAGTCAATGTGCTCACCATATACTAAGTTGTCTTTTGTTTTATTCTTAAACAATCTAGTATCATAGATGGGCTTATCTTCTACTTTGTAATCTTCTGTAACTACCTCATTAATAATTTCTCCATTATCCGCTACCTTAGTCAAGTGACCCACTTTACGTTGAGACTTCCAGTAACCAGTAGTTACTCTTAGCAAATATGCGGTACCTTGATCTGAGTAGTCTTCACCCTCTGATAAAATGTTTGCAATAATGTCTCCACTATTTAATACCGTTCCGGCATTTCTCATAGTAGTAAACTGACGGTAAGCAAGTGAAGGCATGTTTGTATTCCACTCATGTGACTTAGTACCATCATAGAATGAACCATCATTTTGCATACCACCAATTGCATAACCTGCAGATCTGATAGGATATACATTCTCAAGAGCTTCCAATTGTTCTTGTGTCATAATGTAACCATACTTATCAATTACATCTGACACAGTCATCATATCTGTTTTACCTACCCAGTTGCCTTGGGAGATGTATCTTGCATCCGGAGACTTGTGATAGAAAGTAATAGGTGGATTCCATAATTCTACTTCATAGTCATCCTCCATCATTTTAAAATGCCAGAACTCTCTATCTGTAATAAGCATGTCACGGAAGCCTCTTTCTTCTAACTCATCCATACCAAATCTTTCAACATCTACCTTATGTTGGTGTGTTGCCCATTGCTCAGCCATAGATCTATAGTCTTTCTTAAAGAAAGATTCAATCTCTGGTAAGGTCTTTAAGTTATCTGGTGATAGTTGTTGTTGTGCTTCTTCAGACTCAGGATCTAAACCTTGTTCTAATAAAGCTGCTGTAATTTTGATTTGAGCATTAGCCATGAGAACTTCTTCTACAGCTTGTCTCTTTTGCTCCATCATCTCATTATAAGAATACTCATCTACCGCACGGTAAGAAAGCTTGGTAGTTCTTTTTGCAAATTCTGCTACAAGTACATTGACTACATTGGGAATTATGGGGTAAAATTTTAACTCTAGTGCTGATTCATCTTCTTTAGTTAAAGTCTCTACTATATCTCTGTAATCATTATCTTCTTCTACAATGTAATCTGTCTTGTCTATAACACCTTTAGCAAGTTTATAGTTTTTCATTAATTTTCTGGCATTCCTGCGGATTTGCTTTAGACCATTCCATTCTAACCAGTCTAAGTTCCAAGCTGCCCATTCATCATCTTTATCTTTTTTAGATAAAAACTGTAATGGCTGAGTAATACTACCCAGTCTGTTATGTTGAACCTTTGCTCCTTTTTTGGTTTGAAGCGCATTATATACTTGCATAGCTCTTATTTAAAATTTTTAAAAGGAGATCTTTTAACTCCTTGGCCATTACTATAGTGAGACTTACCCATATGCCTGAATGGACTACTATTTAATTTAAACAAATTTTCTGACTTTTGCAAGTTTTTAGCTGTATCATCCATAATGGTTCTCTTAGCATAACCCCTGTTAGACTGTTGAATTCTCATAAAAGCAACCAGTGCACAAAATGCAACAAGTCTATCCACGTTGACTCCTGCTGCATATTCACGCATCTCAGTAAGTAACATTGGATCTGGGATTCTTTCTATGCCATACTTAGTTCTTACAATAGTACCATCTGTTTTTGTTTCTACATCTAATTCTTCCTTAGTATACTCAATAGCATAATTGAGAAGGTGTTGTTTAAATAGTGTTCCTGTGTTTTTCCAACCATACTCCTGGAATACGTTAGCATTTGAGCCAAGGTCTTTCAAGAACATAATCTGACTTTTAGGTACCAAGAATCTTTGTTTCTTTCTAGATATCATATACTGGATAAACAATGAGATGTTGTTCTCAATTACTGTCCAGGCATTATACCATTCTATGATAAGTTCCAGTCTCTGGTGAGTTTTGTTAAGGTCATCAAATCTACCGCACCAAGCAGCTACAATCTTATCTGGTTCTATGTATGTTTCTGTTTCAGTGCCAGTAACCTTAGTTACTTGGACGGGAGCCTTCATTACATAGATAGAACATAAGGACTCTGATGTTGTAGTCTTACCTTCTGACACGGGGTCAATAGATGCGTAGTATTGTCCAAAGGCTGGATCTGCAATAGGTCTTTCCCATACTACAAGAACTCCGGTTTTATCTTCAGTCTTCTTAGTAATTGGAAACTCCTTGATAGGCATCTTATTACTTTTTGTTACTGCAGGTTTTCCGTTGCTATCTGTGGTAATGTCTAGAAACTCATATGCATATTCTTTCTCTTCTATCCTTTTGCTTTGAGCAGCAACAAGGTGTGGAGGAAATACAGATACAGATCTATGAGCAAATGCTTCTTCAATGTTTCTAGGGTGCTGAGATATTCTTAACTGGTAATCTTCCGGAGATAAGTCATTCTTCCATTGAGCAAATTGTTCATCTAAAGCTTTTAATGCTTCTACTACAAGTGAATTACCATACTCATCAATGTATGGAGGCATTGACCACTGCTCAGGAATAAACAATCCTGATAGACCTTCAGTACCTTTTGCATCTATAAGATTAGTTTCTACAGCATAAATATCTTTAGATGTAGGATTAAGAATCATATCTCTTAATGGATTACACTGAGATAAGTCACCCACAGATCCTGCTGCAATAAACATACCTGTAGTAACCATACCTGAGCGCATAGCTGGGCGCATGTACTCATATGTCTGATCCATCTTAGGAGCAATACCAGCTTCTTCATGGAAGAAGTATTTTACCGGACCACCTACACCATTTGTTGGATCTTTCTCAAATGACATACCTTGTATAGTACCCTTGAGACCAACTTCTGTTTTTCTATCTCCTTTCCTTACTTCAATCTTTTGTTGCCACATCATTACCTTGTCTGGAGACATAGGTCTATACCATGCTGTATGCTCATTTAAGAAGGCTGCATATTCCTGTAAGAATTTCCATGATCCTTTCTCATTGATATAATCCTTAAGGCTAGCTCCCATTTTAAGTGTAACCCCTGCCTCAAACCACTGCTGGTTTATAAACTTACCCATATGATAATAAGAGGATGCAATCTGACGTTTTTTAAGAATAGCAGAATGCTTGTAGTTTAACTCAGATAATAACTCATAGAGAGCCATGTGATACTGAGCATCCCTAATTTTAGCAAAGTCAAACTTTTGTTGTTCCTTATCAAAGATTGGTAAGAAGTTTAACCACATGTAATATTCTCTTGCAAGAAACCATGTGTTAGTACTATCCTTTACAATTATGCCTTTTCTGCATCTTATTTTTTGGTCATCCCAATATGCAATAAAGTCTTTAGATTTGAATGGGGCTGTGCAATATACTCCATTATCTCTAAATTTTCTTGACTCAGATATAAATACCTGATTAGTTGTATTGTTGAATCCGTAATTACCGGGTTCTTTGAAAACTCCAAATATGAAGTTGCTGAAGTCCTCTCTGGATTCAAAACTTGTAGTTGTCCATGTTCCATTTTCATAGGTTGGGATATCTTGATAAATTTCACTCATAATTAACTGTCATATGCTAGACCCTGACCACCTCTAACTTTACTAGATTGTTCTTCTTGCAAGTCTTTGTATACACCTTTAAATGAAGCTCTAATCTGATCAAAGTTTTTGGCTGCAGCTACTAGTGAATTAATGTTACCATCTCTTCCTGCAGTAATCTGTGTTGTCTCCATGTATCTAGCTAATCTATCTAACATGGATGACATTCCTTTGTATGCTCTAGATGTAGGAGTCTCATACATTCTTTTACAAAATTCTAATGCTACAAAAACATCATCATCTTCTGGAGAAAATTCTGCTTGTATTTCCTTTAGAATTATAGCTTCCTTGTCTATATCTGGTACATTAAAGAAAGGGTTCATATCTGGATTAGGGCAAGTCATGTAAAAAAGATACAGATAAATTTTTAGATAGTCTTCTGGATAGTTATCCATAACATCTTTTAGAGCCTTGAGCGTGTAACAGTGCTCTGTGGGAACTACTACTCCGTTCTGAACATCAAACAGTCTTGCTATCATATTATTTCTTTTTTACCGGATGGTCCTTAATGTAATGAAGAATAGATATTACTTCATCAACTAAATAAGGTACAGCCATTGGGATTACTTCTTTTACTATTGGGTTACCATCAGAGTCTTTTGCAGAAATTGGATACCCGTATTCATCTTGTCCTTCTTGTTCAAATGTAATATGATGTATAAATATTCTTCCTGGTTTTAATTTAGGATTATGCTTAAGAATAATATACATATAAATACTGAGCTGTAAAGCATAGTGGTTGAAGTTACAGTCATCCAAATGAGAAACAGGGTCAAGCATTTTTTCTGATGCACCTTCCCAATTAGTAAATGATTCTGTCTTAATCTCTTTGTTAGTCTTATAGTCAATGATGTTTACTTTACCATTTACTACTTCTACTAAATCTGATTGTCCACAGATACCTGTAGACTTAAGATAGACCATGTGTTCTGGATATACTCCCGGATCTAACTTCTGTAAAGGAGCATGTCTAATGCCATTATGTTCTCCTGATGGAGAAATCACAGGTACTGTAATGCCTTCTCTTTCAATAGAAGCTAAAGAACATAAGTCAGCTTCTCTTTGATTGTGGTAATAAGTACCTAAACCTACCGCTCTGTCAGCTTCATTTTTCCAGATCTGCTCAATAGTTTTAGCCTCAATACCATACCACTTAGAACGCTTGTTCTTAGTGACTCTAGCAGCTACAGCTTTTGCGTCAAAGGGTTTCTTCAAACTTGAGATAAGTGTAGTTACACTTGTCCAGTTGATTCCTTCAGAACCATCTATACTTTTGTAACTGTGATCTTCTGCGTTAAATACTATACTCATAACTAGGCATTTTCAATTATGGAATCTGCTAATGTTTTTGCTGCCTCATCTTCTGACATAATCATCTTACAGATATTAGTAACTTCTTCTTGTGTAAACTTACCATCAAGAGCAAGTAACTTTAACTTCATAATTTTATTCTCTACTCTAAGTGTATTAATTTCACCACTTAGTGCATCAAGAGTTTCTTGTAAAGTAACACCTTTAGAAGTTATAGTGTCCCAAACAGAATGTATAGATGAAGCACTATTGCTATCACCAATATTAATACTTGAATTTCCAATTATTATATTAGATGATGATGCTGTAATAGTTGGACTTGAATTACCCAAATGTAATCTATAAGACATAATATTAATCTTTAAGGTTGTCTAGTTTATCTTCTTCTTCTTCTGTAGCAATTGCATCCCATTTACCTTTGGGACATTCAGAAGAAAGTGATCTGGTTTTAAATGCTAGTGAGCACCCGCATTCTGCACAACAAGGTTGGGTACCTTTTACAGCACACTGTTTCCCGTTTGTATCTAGGTGTTCACATACATCACAGACATCATTTCTCATTCTAGCAATGTCTTCTACAAACTCATCTCTGATTACAGAGTTTTTAATACCCTCCAAGATGCCTTTTCTATTCTCCCAGATTGTCTTGAGTACTGCTCTCATCTTTGTTCTTTTTAAAAATTTCTTTTCTAGTTTCTTCTTCCATTATCTTTTGTTGCAGTAGAATTAGTTGGTCAAGTTTTACTTCTAATCCTTTCTTTCTGTAATATGCCTTAAATGTAGATACATCATGATTCTCTAGTACCTTCTGTATCTTTGGTATATTAATCTTAACCAATCCTTTTTTTGCAACAAAGTGTCCTAAACCATCCATGTTGATTCTTGGATATTTTAGTTCAATGAGGCACTGTCTTACTTCTTTGTAGTATGCTTCAATGAATGCTTCAACAAGTGCTTCAGATACATCTAAATCTTCTGCTACTTCTATATAAAGTTTATTGGCTTTCTTGGGTATCATTGCCTAAAAATTTATAGTCCAGTAGTATAGTACCTTGTGTCTGAATTTTTAATTCTGGGTTTAACCTAATTAGCTTCTTGTTGTCATCATCCTTTGTTACTAATCCATTCTTCTCAGCTTTATTAATACAGTTTCTTACTGTCTGAGGAGACTTGAATATCCAGTCCTCTTCAGAAGAAGCATCATAACAAAAATGAGTAAGTTCAAGCGGCTCATTAAAACTAAGTAAAGTGAGGCAATTCAAATCAGACTCACTCATTGCTATCTTATTAATATAACAATGAGTCATTATCTGAAATTTTACAACATCCCATTTGGGCATTTTTACCCTCTTCTGTACTTGGTTAACAAGTGCCATGACTAGTTCTTTTTAAGCTTTCTTTTTTGGGTTTCTGGATTAACTCTTCCTTCTAGGCTAAGTCCTTCTTCTTCCCTATCTTCTTCTAATTCCTGTGGATTTTGGATATGATACATAGCAACAGCATGCTGATGATCACATTCAAGTCTTTTGAGTTTATACTCTGCAATCTCTGCAAGTAGTTTCTCATATGTATGCTGGGCTTGTAAGAAAGGTATTGCTTCTTCAAAGAATTTCTTGGTCTCTTCTTTTCTAGCTTGCAATTGTTCTGCTGTTAAAGCATCCAGATTTTCCTGGCTTTGTTGGTTTTCCATGTTGGTTAAGTTATTGGTTTACAACAAATATACAAAATAAGTTTAAATATATCTTGTTTAAATAAAAAATCCAGGCACAGAAAGTACCTGGATCTTAGTGGATTTAATAAAGTTAGCAATAGTGACCTGGCCCTCCGCATTTAGATTTTTTAAATGCGGGACTATGACTTGGATTTTTCATACTATTGATACCATTTCTAACTGCTCTCTTAACTTTTCTCCAACCTCTTTTAAGGTCGTTTTTTAGATCAGCATTAGTTTCAAAGCTGCTACCCATTCTAACCATTTGTTTTGTACCAGCTGATCCACCTTCTGCATACATTGATTTACAATGAGTTAATGCATCTTTTGTGTCTTTTAGTCCTTTACCTTTCATCTTATCTATTTTTAAATGTGAAGTTTAATATTGTGACAAGGTAGAAGTTTCTGGATATATCAATCTCAACATTTAAGATATCTATTGCAGATATTCTAACTCTTATCATTACTTTGTCCCACTGTTTGTTGGCATCTTTCCAACTTTGTCTAAACTTCATGGCTTACTTAAATGGTAAATACTTAGTAGCTCCACCTTGCTTAACAGCTTTAAGGATCTGCTTACGTTGCTTACCTGTAGACTCATAAGATACGTGAACCCAATCAGGATTTGTATCTGTTCCAAATTCCCAAATCATTTGGTCAAAGTTTAAATTGTCTTTGATATAGTTAAAGATTTGAGCATTAGTAATTGATGTACCATCCATGTCAATATCAATTGCTTCACCTGTACAATGTTGTGATGTAGCTGACCCACCAACTGCTTTATTAAGCGCTGCGGAACGGTATCCTGAACTAATATGAATAGGAACACCAAAGTGCTCACGGATTGGTTGAAAGACCTTCTCAGCCAATAATTTAAAGTTTGCAATATGTGCCTCAGTAGGCATATTACTTACTCCTTTTCTTTTAGCAGTTTCTGATCTGATTACTTCTGCTAGTGATAAATTTTTACTTAATTGCATTGTGTTTGTTTTATATGATTAATCTACTACTTCTTCTGAAGTTTTTTCTTGCTTCTTTGCTTTATTCTTTAAAGCCATAATGCGTCCGGCAGTTGTAATACCAAATGCACCTAAGGTAAGTAACATAAAGCCATCAAAGATAAACTCTTTGATGATTAATTCATTTCCTATAATACCAGTAATTACATCTGTAAGTAATACAAATACCATTGCAAAAAAGGAGATTACTCCTACAAATGCTTGTTCATTAATGTTGTTGTCATCACTAATTAACTCTCTAAATAACTTTTTCATTGTTTTAATTTTAATGTATTTAACTTAGGTCTAGTTGGGCGGGCAATATCTAATTCCCATCCTTTTGCTGGTTCTTTATTTTCATTTTTATTGGGTGGACAATCTTCTGTTCTTCTATAGAACATTATATCTCCTGTGTAATCATCTTTTCTTACTACGTAATTAGAAAGGTCTACAGCTACTACTTGTCCATCTATATATGAATAATAGATCCAAGCATTCTCTACAGCTCTTCTATATATCCAAGATGACAGTGTATCCAATCTATCATCTTTAAGAATTACATTATCTACTATAGTTCTATACTCAACAACTCTATTTGTGTAGTATACAAGTAAAGTATCTCTGATTGCTATAATAGAATCTTTTACTTTGGTATCTTCTTTAAACCTTGCAATCCTAGCTTTTTGACTGTCAAAGATTGCATTGATAGTATCAGCTTGAGCTTTAGTAAGAATAACTACAGAATCACCATCAATTACCGTCTGAAGTGGGTAACGTGATTGGCTGAAACTCAAACTGCTTACCACTAGACTGCTTACGAACAATATCTTTTTCATTTAACAATTCTTTTTTAATGTCCTTTACCACAGATTTAGTACTGTCTAAGTCTCCAATAACTTCAGATACCATTTGTTGTAGGTTCTCTTTATCTTCTACCAACTCCTCATTCTCAGCTTTAAGTTCATTTACACTTGTAGTAAGTTTCTTATTTGCTGTTGTAAGCTTCTTATTATCTCCAGTAAGTTGTATGTTATCTTTTACAACAACCACATGTTCTGTACCACTAGAGAATATCTGTATTACCACAATTGTGATAAACAATATACCAACTATAAGAAGTTTCTTTTTCATTTTCTAATTTTACCAAATAGCATCAAGACAGTTTCTTTTAAACTTTTTGAGCTCTCAGTACTTTCTTCTAGTTTCTTTTCTAGGTCATCTCTATAATCACCTTCTAGTTCTTCTACTTTTGCTTTTAAATCCTCTTCACTTTTGAGAAGTTTATTTAAAAACATCCAGCATAAATAACCTAGTGCTAATACAGCAAAGCCTAATACTCCATACTGTGTTAATACTTCAAAGGGACCAAATGACATTACTTCCTAGTTTTTCTCTTTACTACTTTTTTCTCTTCAAGCTCTTCTTTCATCTTCTTGTTATCATCAAGATAT